TTTTCTGGATTAAAGACATATAGTCCTAAATTTTTGAATATGTTAGAAAACCTACAAAATCCGTCACACGTTGGTCTACACCTCGTGTATAGCCAGTTTAGAACACTTGAGGGAATTGGAATACTTAAGCTTGTCTTGGAACATAACGGATTCGCTCAATTTAAAGTAAAACAAACCGCAGGAGTATGGACCCTAAATATTTCCGAAGAAGATATGAGCAAGCCAAAGTTTGTCTTATATACAGGAACCGAAACAGCCGAAGAGAAGGAGATAGTCAGGAACATCTTCAATGGTCTATGGGATGTTATACCAACTACACTAGTGGAACCATTGAAAAAAATGTCCCCTAATAACAATCTTGGAGAGATAATAAGAATATTTATGATAACAGCATCTGGTGCCGAGGGAATTTCCCTTAAAAATGTAAGATTTGTTCACATAACAGAACCATACTGGCACCCCGTTAGAACAGAACAAGTTATTGGGAGAGCACGAAGAATTTGTAGCCACAAGGACCTCCCGGAGGATCTACAAACTGTTGATGTTTTCTTATATTTAATGACATTTACAGAAGACCAATTAACTAGCGATAAATCAATCGAGATGAGATTGAAAGATAAGGGTAAATTAACAGATCGCGCTCTCACAAGTGACGAGGCGCTTTTCGAAATCTCTACAATAAAGGAAGACATCGCACATCAATTATTGGATTCTGTTAAAGAATCTTCGATTGACTGCGCGCTACATTCGAAAGCAGGAGAGGAAGGCGAAGTCAAGTGTTTCACATTTGGAACTGTTCAGTCGGCGGCATATTCTTTTCATCCTTCAATCGAAGAAGAAGAGACGGACAAGGCAGCCAAACAGAATAAGAAGAAGATTAAACTTAATCTGAATGAGCTTACTATAGATGGAGAGAAATACGCGTATGATAAAGTGACACACAAGATTTACGAATACGAAAGTTATCGTAGACAAAATCTCGTCCACCTCGGCGAGATTGAGTTCCTCCCGGACAAGAAGTTCAGGTTGGTATTTATATAATTTTTATTTTATTCAATATAGTCATTATATCTGTCTGGGTTGTAATTAATCCCTTTATGGTTTCATTCATTTTTTCAATACATTGTTTCAAATCATCTATTTTAGCGTGGTCCTCTTTAGCGTGGTCCTCTTTAGCGTGGTCCTCTTTAGTGTGGGCAATCTCGGAAATATTTATAACTTCTACCTCTTTCGCGCGAATAGTTATATCTTCCTTCTCTAGGTTAACCGGCTTCTTATAAGTCTCATATATTTGATTTAACTGTGATTTTCTCTCTAGTAACATTTCTTGAACCTTATCATCCATATCTTTTATCCGTGGGTCACTCTTTGTATCTTCAAATTCTACCTTGTCTGGAGAAGGCCTTTTTAAGAGAGACGCGAACTCATCTTGTCTGCTTTTTAAACTATTATTAAACGCGGATTGCCTGTTACGGTGTTCCTCTTCTATTGTGGATATTTTCTTGTCTGATAAATCTTCGAAAGATACCCGTTTATTAGACGGCGCTCGGGCCGTTTGCAAATTCATTCTGGTCTTTTCTAAGAAAATTTTATTACACTCCACGAGTGTTTTCCCACGATTATCATTTTCCATAACATCCGAAATATTTTTTTCAAATAACTTTGTTACTTCCGACATTTTATTTTCGGGTATATCCGAAAACCAGTTGTTTTTATTAATAAACTCCCATAAAAAATGTTTATTTTTTGTCGACGAAAATACGCTACCTATGTCCATTATGCTTAATAATTATTTAATTATTAAGCCTATTTCAAAAAGATTGATTTGTTTAACACATCCAAAAATAGCATCACCAATATAGAGTTTACCATAAAAATTTATGGCTTAATATTTTTGGAGTAAAATATCCTTTCCCCTTGCGCATTTCCTTTTTAATTGCCGCACCCCTATTTTTTGTTCCCGAATGCCTAGAAAAATAGTTCTGCATTCTTTTACGCGTTCCGTGATTTTTAGATTTATATAACTTCAACGGCGTTCTGTCCTTATATTGGGCATATCTTCTATCTCCAAAATGTATTTTCCGTGTTTTTTTTGTTTTTTTATTTTCTACAATAACCGTATATTTTTTGGGGAACGGACCCTTTTTAAATTTTATTATTTTTTCTTTCATATAATATTACGCAATATTATATGAATTCGATCAGTATATTCATCGAGAATATGTCTATTCTTCGTGATTAAAATATTTCTTTCTCAGGAGCATCATATCTTTATCTGCAATCCTATTATTCATCAACCACTTAGGTGTCTTTTTTCCATATAAGAGCTGGATGTTTATAAATAAACTATACATACCACATTCGCTATCTTTGTATTGATGTTCTTTTTTATTTTCATAAAGAGTAAGCGTAATTCCTATGTCGGCAGCTTGTTTTATAATTCTATTGACCAGCTCCCTTATTTCTTTCGGCATAGAATCGCCAGTGCTGTCTATATAAAACACATATTTCTTCCGGAGGTCGACAAATGTGGAAAACCAATGAGAACCTTCCTTGTAGTGTGGGTCAAGGTTGAATATCATCCCTATTTTATTCTTACCTTTAGATACCAACGATTTTAAATTAAAATTGCATAGTTCATTCCAAACACATTCTCCGTAAATAAACCTTTTATCAAAATCAATGGGAGATGGACCTATAAACGCAAAGTTTTTCATCCTCGTTTCGTGCTGTTTCATAACCTCCTCTATTTCAACACTAGAAAGCCACTCATTTGGATTTTTATTCCACGCGGCAGGAGCAAATGGAGCAAAAGTATATTTCGCTAATTCCGCGGTTATTTTATTCTTAGAGAACTTTTGTTTAAGCCAGCAATGCTCCGAGCTGCATACCTTGTCCATATTTTTTTTTAACGTATGCCATATTTTCTTTGGTTTTTTTTCTAAGATAGGGGCATCCGGGTGGCGAGCATTCCACATTTTTTTTAATTTATGCAAAGACTCGTTACTATAACACGTAAATTTGTTTTCTTTTTTACCGGGACTACATATCATCTTTTTTGTTTTCCGCCTCTTTCCCCCGCGAAGCCTATACCGTTTTACAGTAGGCATTGTATATATATAGAACGTATATTTTATTTATTTTTTTTTTTTACCCCCTTCGTTCTCAGAACCGGGTCTTTTAAATTTATATTCTTCTTCTGGGGTAGGCTTTCGGTCTCCTTAATGGGCGTTTTCTTTGTTACAAAGTCGTCCATTGTTATATGGGGCGGTTTTATATTATAAATATACTTGTTCGCATCATCGACAGAACACTCTTTCATACCACCAGTCGTGTCTTGGTCAGTCATACCTTCGTATTCCTCCTGTAAAATGTCCTTTGTGTCTATCATTTTTAGGTATTCTATCAAATAGTTTATATATCCCTCGTGCAATATCTTCAAATGTGTGGGATGTTCATTCGGTTTAAATAATTCCCGTGTTACGGTTAAAATCCTTTTTTTATAGAACCTTTTATCCGCTAATGTAGGACCATCGTCCCTATTTTTGTCGTTGCCCATACATTTACTATTAGAATAGTATGACGGATTCGTCATATAATCCATCGTCGCACGATGGATAAAGTTTTCGTTATGTTGACTCATTAATATATATTCTAGTTTATATTCTAGAATATATGTTATTTTACAGTTCCATACGCTGCGGTCAATATCCTCATCTAATTATTTAGCGGCTATGTCTGCGTTCTGCTCTGCGTTCTGCTCTGCGTTCTGCTCTGCGTCCTGTTCTGCGTCCTGTTCTGCGTTCTGATCTGCGTTCTGATCTGCGTTTTTTATTGGAGCCGCGCCCCTCCAACCCTCTAGTAATGTTTCCAGTGAGTTCTAGTTCGCGGCGTTGCTTTTCCATAAGCGCGGGATGTAGAACAGTTCTACACCGCGTATTCCGTCTGCGCAAGTCTTTTTCGTATTTTAAATATTTAGCGACATCATCTCCCCGCATCCCAAGATATCTTGGAACAAAATTTCCTTCTATCTCAAGAAGATCTATGGATCTTTGGCATTCTAATAGGTCTTCAATAATATCACGTAAATTACTGGTTTGATTTTGTCGTTGGAGATCCGCGTATTTTTTTGTATATTCAATTTCGGCTTTCTCCGCTTCCTTTATTTCACTTACCATAGAATCAACCTCTGCTGGGGTTTGTAACGCTTTACTTCTAAACATTTCGAGTCTGTCTGAAAGGTCGCCTGCGACACGGTTTATACTTCCGGCAGAAAGTTTTTTTTTGCTAAATACTGTACTTGGTGACATCCCGGGTGTTTTTGTAAAACGTTCTAAACGTTTTTTGTACTTGTAAACATTATATTATACGGTCCTAAAATAACGTTTATTATGTATTTCTAAGCTGAACCCGTGTACAATTGTCGAATACTTCATTTCCTAAGTTGCATACATTTGGATTAAACTCGCTAAACTCGCTCTCGACAAATAGTCCGGGAAATGGCTGATCGACAACAATACTATCTACAATACCAACGTAGAGGTCGCTACTAGTGGACGGCACATATACCGCCTGGTCCCCTTTTTGTAGTGCGAAGAATTGATTTCTTAGTTTAGATTCGTCGTTTATATGTGTAGGAAATCCACTCCACGGAGCATTTGCGGTTCCTGGGTTAAACGTTTGCGTAATATTATAAGTCGGTGGGATTACAATTGGCTCAGTTGCTCGCGCTCTCCTATCAAGTATAGGCATTATCGCGTATTTTGTTGAGACCGGTCTCATATCAATCTGTGGTTGCAAATATGAAGATGGAACATTTCTAGCCGAAATCCGGTCGCTTAATTCCTGAGTTCTCCCCGAACCACAACTAATAAGTCCTCGAACCACACCATACATACTATTATATTCATTATTCATTTTCGCCATAATATATATATTGTATATAAAGAAATTACCTAAACGTTAATATTAAATGATTATTAATGTGTGGGATATTCGCATTAATGAATAATACCACAGCAATCCCGAAAACGGCAATAAACGATGCGTTTTCGAAAGGTAGTTTGCGTGGTCCAGAAGTCAGCACCTTGGAAATATGCGATAATAAATTATTATTTGGATTCCATCGCCTAGCAATTAATGGTCTAAATCCCGAATCAAACCAACCAATTAAAATAGACAATATCAAGCTTATCTGTAATGGCGAAATATACAATTATAAAGAACTATATTCGCATTTAGACGTATCTCCTTCAACCGACTCCGACTGCGAAATAATCATTCATTTGTATAAAAAATATGGAATTGTCCGCACACTTAAGCTTCTAGATGGCGTATTTTCATTTATTTTATATGATTTTGGAGAGGAAACGTCAGACCCAATAGTATATGTTGCGAGAGACCCGTATGGAGTTAGACCTCTATATATGATGGAGGCAAGAACCGAGACAAATAATAGTCACACGACAAATAATACTCAGGCGACAAATAATACTCAGGCGACAAATAATACTCAGGCGACAAATAGAGGTATAAATATAACCCACGACAGAATTATCGCATTTTCATCAGAACTAAAGGTTCTTAGTGAGATATTAAACCACAGCAGTATGTTAAGTCTTGGTGTATTAAACAGCGCTACCGACATTTTTAAGAACCATCCAACGTATTTCAAAACAATCACGCCTTTTACTATTCATCAATTCCCACCCGGAACATACTCTACGTATACGTGCGGATTTACCTCCCACTCATATTGGAAACCTATTTCGGTGGAAAACATTTACACCACGCCACGATGTCCACCTAGCATTCTTAATATATATAATCAAACAGATGTGGAAGCCGCTCGCCTCCAAATTTGTAAACTGTTAAACCGTTCTGTAGAAAAACGGGTTATAGGAACGTGTGAACGTCCCATCGCGTGTTTGCTTTCCGGTGGACTTGACAGCAGTCTAATAACCGCACTTGTTAATAAATATTACACAGGAACGCTAGAAACATATAGTATCGGTATGGCAGGTTCGGAAGACCTCCGTCGAGCTAAGCAAGTATCGCTATATCTCAAAACAAAACACACCGAAGTTATTCTCACAAAGGAAGAATTCTTTACAGCAATCCCCGAGACAATCCAAGCAATCGAGAGCTACGACACAACCACCGTCCGCGCGTCTGTTGGAAATTATTTACTTGGGAAATATATTTCACAACATAGCAAAGCCAAAGTAATATTTAATGGGGATGGAAGTGACGAGCTTACCGGCGGGTATTTGTATTTTCTGAAGGCACCGAGCGACCTAGAGTTTGACAATGAGTGCCGCCGATTGTTAAAAGATATACACCACTTTGATGTTCTGCGTTCAGATAAAAGTATTTCGTCTAATGGTCTAGAGCCCAGAACTCCGTTCTTAGATAGAGAATTCGTTGATTATTATTTATCCATACCAATTTCTATTAGAAATCCGATGTCCAACGCATCGTATGTTATTAATAAGAATGTATGTGAAAAATTTTTATTGAGACAATCGTTTTCCATAATAGAGCCAAGTCTATTACCCGACCAAATTATTTGGAGAACCAAAGAGGCATTTAGTGATGGGGTGAGTGGTGTAGATGGGTCGTGGTTTGAAATAATCGACAAGGAAATCGCCAAGAGTGGATTCGAGCCGAAGAGCTACACAAATAACTACAAGAGAACTCTCCAGGAAACGAATCCGCCAATTACGCGAGAACAGCAGTATTATAGAGAGATATATGATTCTATTTATCCTAACACCTCATACGTGCTCCCGTATTTTTGGATGCCTAAATATGTAAACGCATCCGACTCAAGTGCGAGAACTCTCGATATATATAAGAAACAGGAAACCGCTTCTTCCCCCCGCAAAGCTACGATCCACGAGGGCGAATAATAATATATAAAACCTGTATAATATATACGGATGACCGGATTTATAAAAACGCTAATCAACAGCAAATGGCACAGGAATATATATATATACGCGATATATGCATCATATGTCCTGATAATTATTGCATTCACAGGTTTTTTTTATATATCTCCTAAATACCTAACAACTTTAGAAGACTGGATTAAGTATTATGTAATCGCCTTCTTACTACTGAGGTTCAATCCCTGGATATCTAATATAAAAGACCGGAGGGAAAACGCCGAGGTTGACAGAAAGATTGCCTTCTCGGCCGGAATCTTTTTATTATTAACTACTGCTGCTACAGATGTCGCGATGAATAGCCTTTCGCATATTGGTATTCCTATGAAAAAACTCTAAAAATAATATAATTTTTAAATTATATTATTGATTCCTTTAAGATTGCTTAACGGCGTTTAGAACGGCGACGGCGTCTAGAGCGGCGTTTTTTAGCGTGGTGTTTAGCGTGGTGTTTAGCGTGGTGTTTGCTGGTCCGACGTTTATGGCGGCGGCTGTGTGAACGCGACCGCCCGCGGCAGCGGCAGGTCTTTTTTCCACAATGAGGACAAGAAGAGCGCCGACGCTGACGACTCTTTCCACCAACAAGTGGGAAACCAACGAGCGAATTACTGGGTGAGTATCCTTCAACTGTCATTATATAGTATATAAATATAATAATTATTATCAAAATTTATATTAGAAGATTTTACGTGTCCCAGCGCCTTTATTAGAAGAATTTCCGCGTCTTGTTTTGTTGCCGCTTTTCAAGAACTCCTTCAAGTGCTGCAATATTTTTTTACTAATTACCTTATCTACGCTTATTTCATTCTCTCCCTTCTTGATAACATCGTGTCCGTATTTGTTCATATATTTATGTATACTGTTTGCAAATTCTGAACGCTCTCCAACAACTTTATCTCCGTGCGATTTATAATATCTATCCGCCATTTCTCTAAATGTAAAGCTATGTGTATACGGCTTCGCGTTAATATAAAATACGTTGCTATGCTTCATACGGGGGTGATACCTATCATCTAAAAAACATATCTTGGCATTTTTGGGAATTTGGGTGCATCTTAATAGGTCCCCCACGCTTTTATCGTGACTTGTACGCCCAGCCTCCACAATCTTACCATCTACCTTAAACGCTGCAACGATATCGTCAAATACTACCGCGTTTAATTTATGGTCAAAATACTTTGCAATATTTTCCGCCCACGACCTAGGACCTTGATTATTTGTATATATCATCAGTTTTTTACATTTCTTTGCTGCCCTCTTCTTTACCAAAAACGACATTATGTTCATAATATCCGGTCTCAAAAATTCTTCGAATAAGTCCATAAGTTCAAAAAAATGCGACCTCTCTATTTTATTTTTTGTATAATTCTCTAGAGCATCACAGAACATACCCAGTTCAACAAATGTCCCGAGCGTTTCATCTAAATCAAACACAACTATTTTAGGAGGGTTTGTCATATCTATTATTGAGAATTTATTTTATACAATTATTCTCTCTCCATATACTATATGAAGAACCTTACTCTATCAGACTATAAGGCGATCCTATATTATTATAATGTGGAGGTTGATACGTTAAGTAAAAAACAAATAAAGTTGCAAGCAGAGGATATGTTGGCTGCAAAGCTCTGTCGTTGTATAAAAAAAGTTAATGCTATGCGGAAAGACAACACTCGCTCAATAGCAATATGTAGAAATAGTGTTATCAAACGAAAGGGGCTGGCTACCTCCGGATTCAAGTGCAAAAGAAAACCAAGACTTCTCCCATTCAAAAAAACAAAACGTGTTTTAAAAAAACTAAGGAAAAACTTGACTATCAGAAGATACAATAAATAATATTTTATGAAATTGCCCACATCTATAACGTCTCGCTAGTATCCATCCCTCCCACTTCCTTTCCTCTCAATGAATGTTTCTAGCTGAACCCTTTCATCCGGGTGGAGAAGACCAATAGATACTTTAATGTCGGTAAACGACTCTGAAAGAGCGGGTATTCTAGCATCGTGGTTAATGAACAGTCTCCGGAATACATTCCTATGAAAATCTGAATACCCAAACATTACGGGTGTGTCGTTATTTAAAAACCTTGTTATGTCGTTACTAAGCCACTCCAGACTTCGTTCTTTCGGTTCCGGAAACCGTTTTTTATATTCAGAGTGGGTTCGTTCCATTGTCAAATAATATGACCGTATATCGTCAAGTAATTCCGGGGACTGTGGAGAGTATGTATATGGGACAATCATATCGCGGAATATACCCGGAGGAAGTTTGTCTAGATAAGACATTGATAAATTAAATTAAAAATCAAATGTAATCAATTTTATGATGTTTATGCGAATAATCCTTTTCCCATCTACATTATAAAATTGATTGTAAGTATTCAGTAAATTTAATAATAATAACACACATAACAAGAATATGAACATCATCCCTCTCCCAGACGAGCTTGTCCGCGCCATTTATAGATATATAAACCCAGCGTTTGAGTATTCCGGCTATATCAAAAATACTAGGGGGTATAGCGAAACAAAGATGGAGCTATGTAATTTATGCACCGAATGCCAAATGGTCTCATATCACGGGACCGCTGAAGAAAAAATAGATAATTGTGTAAATATTGCATCGTATTCGTGTCTTGCTGCCGAATACCTAGAATCAATTAGTTTATTCATTGACAATAATCCCAAGTTTAAGCGCGAGGGGGTCATCGCGCCGCATAAATATAAAACGCATTTTGATTATGAAATGCACGAGGACTCGATCAAAATGATGGAAACCGAAATTTCGTTGCGTCGAGGAATGTGGGTATATCCGGATAAGTCCAGGGAGGTTTTGTTGTTCCATAGTATCCCCGAGATCCTTTTCAACGGGACAATTAAAGATATTATGTATTCTTGCATTATAAACAACATTAGAGGATTCAAAATAGCTCTAGGAAAATATCAAAGAAGGAATAAAATTTATCACCTCTCCGAAAGGGACATTTCTAAATTTGTAAACGAATATTATAATAACCTCGACTGGAACAAAGTCGACGTTGTTGCATATAGGAAAGGACTTATTAGAAAACTTATGAAGATTTAGTATATATTGTTTGTATATTAGTATGCTGCCGTCCGACATTATTTTTCCCGTTAAAGGAAAAAATTGTAGAATTACGTTATTTCTACTATTATTGAGACTAACGTTAAACTGTCCGATGCTCAATAACCCGTGTTAAGACTTTTCTAATTATATTTCATTTATTTAAATATTCCATTGCCGATAATAACACCCTCTCTTCTTCGCTAAGTTTCTGGAAAACCAGACACTTCGCCATTTTAAATTCAAACACTATGTTATTCCGGTTTCTACACAATACACTTACGTCATTTCCTATTTTGACATCACATACGACTCCACCATTTGTAAGTTTTATATTATCCGGATTTGTTAAGGGGACCCATCTCACATAAGAACCGAACTTTATGTCAGGGATTTCGTCGATGTATCTATAATGCTTGAGTGATTTGTGATACTTAACCAATACTTCTCGACTTAGCCCTAGTCTCTGAAGCATATCATTTTTAATTTTGTTTACAGTGCTATAATCTAATTTCATTAATTTTGCGTTGTCGTCGTTATCAAGTGCATTTATTAATGTATCTATGTCTAGGGGCATATTAATATAATTTACTCTATATTATAAACTAAAATTAGTTTTATATCATATAAAAATGAAGAATTTAAAATTGAAGTATTTTAAAGTCATTTATAATATATAAAATAATGAACACATTGCCTAACGAACTTGTTCGAAAAATTTATCAGTATATCCACCCAGCTTTCGATTATTGTGAATATATAAAAAACAAACAATCGTATATCATTGAGAAACCCATAATGGACAGCTACTACACAGATATCTACAATAATTTAGACACGATTGAACATACTTCGGATAAGATGGGTGTAGTTTTCGCATATTGTGCTCTAATGAACGACTACTTGACAAAGATGAAAATGTTTATTTCAAAGAATCCTAAATTTAACAGACCACCAGAGTCAAATTATTTAAGTGAACATCAGTATATTACGATGTGGTCTACTGTGTATACTTTAGACCAAATGATTAGTATGGAACAAAACATTATGAATCGTCGAAGAAGGTGGACGCAGCACAATCCGCCACGAATGGAAATAGGGAGCATTGTTGACATTTTGACATATGGGTCTGTTAACGACCTCAGATATAGCTGTATTATAAATCTTATAGATTTCGCGGCAAGTTATCCATACGGAGATGACCCATATGGCTTACAATATAAGAAATATCTCGCGGGAAAACTTATGAAAATCTAGTTTACTTATCGGTAAGAACGTCCTTTGATATAACCGTTTCCTTCACAATATTTTTAATAATTTTGTTTTCAGTAGATGACTGCGAAACGTCCTTCATTGCCTCTCGGACAATTTTTATATATTCATCGCGCCCATTATCGGTATTCTCCCAGTCGGGATTTCCTTCCTCCCATACTGTTATTGTTTTTCGTTGTTTATTTGCAATATCATTTATTGCGGATTTGATATGATATTTATTCTCGTCCCTCCCCCACTCGTTGTTTTCCTTTATATATAGCGTTTCGCGCTTCACGTCGGTGCAGTGTATAGGTCTTCTAAACGTGTCCAACTGATTTAGTGCATTTACAAAGACGTTGCTCACTCCCTCAACCAACCCCTTATCTTTGGTATATATAAGATCATCCAGCTGAATATGCAACGACTCGATAAAATCAGATAGATTAATCGCATTTTTGCACTGTTCATTCAGAAAGACGTTTACGTTGAATCGGTTATTGTTATTATTGCCGATTCTCGGTATCATGTCTTGTATTATTTCCCTCTGTTCTTTCAACTGAACCATCATCTCATTTTTCACGTTTGAGTCACTATGTATTCCTGCTAATATACGCTCCATTAAAAGTCTCATATCCGTATTATCGTTTTCTACATTCGTACTTATTGGATTCATCTTTACAGAATCATCTATCACCGTATTCTCCGCCCCACCACATTCTGTTATCAAAAGATTTCCCGATTTATTTTTTTTTGTTATATTAGTTATTACTTTTTGAGGTGGTCCACACGTCTTTCCGTGCCTCCAGAGCCCCGACCGTTGTTTATAACCCTTACCACAATGGTCGCAATAATGCTTCCCTTCTTGGTTCTTATGCGTTTTTTTTGTGGGCGTTGCCGTCCGTTGCCGTTTATGCTTAAGGGTTGAGCAATGTTGCTTCCAAAGGAAAGGACGTGAGCATCTATAGTCGCATTTTTCACAGTAAAATTCTGTGCATATTTTTTGCATATTTCTGTTGCCAAAAATATGCTCTATTTAAGCAACGAAAAATATGCACAAGTCCTTTTCGTTAAAATATATATTTTTTTTTTAAAACCAAAATTGTCCGAAAAAACGGCAACATAAAAAGAGACGGATTTTATTTATGGTGTCAAAATTATATAGACAATTCCTCAACATACTACCACAACACATAACATTTCAACTGCATATATTTTGGTTGCCGATTTTCTGCATATTCAGCAACGGAAAATATGCAGCTCAAAATCGCAAAAATAGTGAAAAAAAGTATGGTAACAACTTAAAAATCTTTTTTTTTATTTTCAGAGCTTTATCGTCTAAAACCAACTTTTTTAATTTTTGAGAAAAAACGGGCATCCTCAATTTCATTTTCTGAAAATGGACATTCTCAGAATGTCCTTTTTTCAATTATCGAAAATAGAATGCCCGTTTTTTTTCAAAAATTAAAAAAGTTGAAGTTTTTATGGTAACAAATATTAATAATAATAATAAATTAACACTGTAGTAGATAACACCACACAAATAATGATGCAGTTCAGAATCGGCCAAACTTTTTGAAAAACATATCTGAGAGGAGGGATTTATATTATATGTAATAATTGTATATGTTGTGTAAAATGTCTAGTTGGTTGGCAAACTCTATGGCTATATATTGTCTGGCGTGTGTTTACTATATTGTAGCTACGCGCAAGGTAGGAACCCCCTTTAATGACTCTCTTAGTGTAACACAGAGAGAAATTAAGAAAAAATCATCAAATATACGTAGAACCATATTTTATCAAGGAATAATTGGCTCCGCAATACTTATTTTAATAATGAAGCCTTTTGAAAGATGCGACTAAATAATAGAAAATCCCGTCTTTAGCGCCGTCTTTTTTTGCAGCTTCTTCGATTCCCCCCAAGCGGACCGCCCCTGACAGCAAAATGCGTAGCACGTCTTTCGAAACGTTTATGAAGATCTCTCTTCTGTTTAGAAGTATACTGTCCGCCGCGCGACTTTAACTGGCTCGAGCGAACGCGCCTCCAAGACGTCAACGTATCTTTCCGAGACATTCTTGGTATTTTATTGCGAAGAGAGTTATATGGAGAAAGTTTTTTGGTAGGCATTATACTGTAGGTAGAGATTATAATTTGCAAAATTGAAACAAATAATAAGATAATTAAGATAAATAAATATGAAAGGCCCATCACACGTATTCTTTAGCGATAGTGGAGAAAAAATCAAGAAAACCCAAACACTCGAAAAATCCGATGTTTTCACAAATGAAGATAGCATAGCTTGTTCGTCATTTTACGATATGGTAAATGATGTGATTCTTCAAGAACAGTATGGTGTCGAGGATTATATCACAAATTATTTCGGCGGGTGGACGAGATACGACTGGGGAGATTATACATTTTGGTGGTGGAACACTCCCCGAAATGGAGGGATGGGACTTCAGAAATACGAACCATTTAGTTGCGTAGTTTCAGATTTGAAATATATTACCTCTTCGTTGGGTGCTCCTAAATTAGAGGAGTCAACGTGGGATGAAGTATATCACGGATATTGGATTACGTGCACGTGGGACAGCGAGGCTGGCGGCGGCGAGGTAAAAACGTTTTGGTGGGGCGAGTAACCCGGTAAATTTAGGAGTATATAAAATATGTTTTGGATAAAGATAATAAAAATAAGAAAAAAATATTTTCTTTATATATATTATAATGTTTGGAGGAACTAGCCATCACCGCCGCCATTCGCGCGCCCGTCATTCGCGCACCCGTCATTCGCGCGCCCGTCATTCGCGCACCCGTCATTCGCGCGCCCGCGGTAAATCCCACCGCCGCCGTAAATCGCATAAACGCCGCAAGTCGCACCACGCCAAGCACCACCGTCGGTCCAAGCACCACCGTCGGTCCAAGCACCACGCCAAGCACCGCGCACATTAATTATAAATATATTTCATATGAATAATCTGAAATATATCAATCTAAAATTTAGGAATATCAAACCCTATTTTAGAATTAGACATATAGAATACCGAACATATGTTGCGTTTAAACAATTTCACAATCATATCCCTTACTTTTTCGCGGGTAAGAGAATCAATACGAGCGGATACCTCAGATAGGGTGTAAATAATTGGACTTTTATTTTCAATTTGATACAGGTATTGCGGCGAATAAAACGTCGTAACGCTAGATGTAGTATTCAAACATACGCTTTGTAGTTTTAATAAATATTTCAATTTATAATGCACAAGGGTTTCCTTATCAATAAGAACGGACTTATATTTTTTTAGTATATCGAAGGTTGTGTGTAGAACCTTTTTAAGATTTTTATGGATTGTGGATATATTAATATTTAATAATGTTCCGCAAAAATTAGTAGAATGAGAAACGGCTACACCATATACCAACTTATCTTTAATCCTCAATTGTTTTAGAAGCAAAGAATTTAGTCCACTGCCGAGTATTTCAGTTATAATTGGAATATATAATAGGGTTTTGTCGCCGTGATATATTGGAATAGGAAATTCTATAAATATTGTAGAATTTTTATTCGAATCGTTCTTTACGTGAACCACTCTGGTTTTTACGTTATAACATAATTTAAAACGCGTTGGAGGCATCCGAGAGCCACAATTCGTTTTAGGAAATGTATCGAGTAGTTTTCTTATTTTAGAAACAATATCCTTTTTATTGTAATTTCCGCTTATAATAAATAATACACGTTTCCGAGAAATGATTTCTTTCGCGAATTCCAATAAATGCTCCTTCGTAAGAGTTTTTAAATTATCCAATTGTATTTTATAATCATTGCTGTATTGCAGCCCCGTATTCTTAAACATATGCATTGACGCAACCCTCTTCAGTTCGTAATCAGGAAGGTTCATCGCGTTAGTAATTTCATTTCTAACCGCTTCAATCTCTCTACTCATCACGTCTGAAGTAATATGTGGATTAAGTGCGATCGATAGAATATAGTCTATCATCTTATTTTTAAATCTAGATAACCCTTTAATCCAATACCCGGTGCTGGTTGAGGTAGTGTATGCATTGCTCAATGTTCCATATTTTTCTAGATAAAATGTGCACCCGCGCTTGTAACATTTTTTCCAGGCATCTGTAATAATGTGTTCTAGTAAATGGGATATTCCCGAGTTATGTTTATTTTCCAGATAACTTCCGCCATACACTTTGCAATCCACTTGAAAAGTCTCCCCCTTTATTGGTAATAGCAAAAATTTATATCCATCAATAGTTATTTGTTCAGGTGCTGTTTTATAAAAACCAACCCCTTTTATAGATTTACGAGTGGTTCGTTTTGCACGCGCCGCACCGCGCTTTCTAGTAACCATATATAATATATATGATTATTAAAATATTTTATCAATGTGCACCAGTCATTAGTGCCGCACCGTGATATCCCGCCGTAAATACAGCCAATACGCCAATCGTCGGGTAAATAAACTCATTTGACTTTTTTCTATAATATGAAATATATCCTAAAACGGGGACAATGAACAATAAGTGAATCGCATAAATTAAATACATTCGCCTATCGTGGTCTATTTTTTCTAGTGCAGCAGCATCGCCATCGTTGACCTCTGGCGAAGACGTAGGAGGTTTAAGCATACCAGTAATGGAGTATTTTCCTCGACGTAAAGAAACTAAATCGCAATTAAAATAATAGTCATACCACGCCATAGCAACATATGCGACAACAAAAATAATGAATAATGTAAAATACAACATATAATTGTTTTTAAATACGGGTTTGTATAAAAACAGCATCATGCACAATATAGAAAATACAATGCACTTTTCATTAAATACAAATGCACGACCAAATAATCCTCCAGCCATTTATAATATAATATTATATTATAAATGAAATACTTTAGGAACCAGTCTTACATACTCATTATGATTCTTTATTCAGTAATAACGTTTTTCCTGGGACCGATGGCTACTTTCACGATGAACACCGGTCCAGACCACATCGTGCACGGATTCGCGGCCGGGTTTGTGGTTAGTGTAATTTTATGGATGACGTTCGGCAAGAAATGTGTGCAGCAGAATAAGTGTAGTTTTTTTTAACTTAAAAAATTGAAGTTCATTTTTGTAAGTTAAATATGATACAAATGACGACCAAGATAATTATTGCGATTATTGCGTGTGCGACGGCGACCTCCTCTCTTATGACTGAAAGCGAAACGCATCTTCGGGGTAATACTAACAAGGCGACCGACGATGTAAATGTGAAGGGGGATTATATTATGAATCATCTTCGGGGAAATAATGGCCGGGGATTGATGCAGCACAAGAATCGTCGGGTTCTGAATGGCGGTATTCCAAGTGCCAAGAATATTGTTGTCCCTTGTTATAACGCGACGAGCAATTGCGGAATTAATGGACAGTGTCGAGTAGACGGCTCCGTATCATTGTGTAAGTGTGATGACGGGTATTACTCGATGGACCGCTTGAAGCCGTGTGAAGCAAAGGGAAAGCCACAGGCCCTTATGGCCGCTATGTGGTATCTATTTGGGTGGACGGGGGGTCCAGCATTCGCGCTTGGGTGGATTTCACTTGGAGCGTGGATTCTTACGACGTTTTGCTGCGGGTGCTGTTGTTTGGCCGAAGCGAAATCTTCCTCGCGAAGTGAAGATAAGAAAGGAGCTATGGCGTGCTTTGGCGTTCTGAACTATATTGCACTAGTGGCCCTCTTGATTTATGGCGGGATTATGGTTTCATCATCGAACTGTATTGATAGCGACGGAGTGCCTTGCAAGAAATGGTAAATAAATGGTAAATAAATGGATTATAAATTGAATATAAATAGAATTTTTTCATAAAATATTCTATTTATCGAAGGTCTCCGTTTAAAAACTTTTTCATTAATTTATAAGCCGCTTGTGGCTTATACATAGGCACTTCGTGTCCGGCAAAGTTAACTGTTGCAAATATAAATTTTTTGTGGTTATTGGCGCTGTACGTGCTAATATATCCGGCGGGTTCCTTCTCCACGAAATATTGCTTCCACTCCTTTTTAGGTTTAATATTAAGTTGAGTAATCCACCTCTGTGTGCCGATTGTTCCGCAAATAGCATCGTTTGTTCCGGACATTATAAAAACATCGAGATGCTTAACATCTTTATCGTTTAATAATTTATCTATTAACGGAACCTGAGAGATATAAGAGTCCTTTGCGCGATATTTTACCAGGTCGGAACACGCTTTCCATTTAACGCGCTGTTTTCGCGCGTGTATCGCCTCTTGAACATCCTTACGGTTTAAGTATTTCGTGGTATAATTATCGAGACAAGGTGTATATCTTTTCTTGACAGTTTTATTTTTAACACGAGAGTAGCTAATAAGTGTATTTTGTTGTTTTGATACACATATAGGGTAATCTATGGCATATGGGTTATGCTTTCCGACCTGGTCTTCTAGTTTATATGCGAGTTCGCTGCACCTGTTCTTTTTCCACGTTTTCCGCCAATTCTTTTTACCTTCCAAATTAGCGCACTTACGTTTTGTAAATTTATTCCACGATTTAATCGGCAGTTTCTGATGCCCCCAATAACTTTCTATTTGCGTCGCAGAACCAGTAAGCATATCCACGTATGGATTTCCTATCATAAATCCCTTTAGTTTTATTTCGTCGTTATGTTTTTTATTATATTTAACAATTTCATTTGCCCACGCGGGGACATAATGTCCGCCATAACTTTCGGATATCAAATACAAGCGATTCTTTTTAAAAGAAGAATATTTGTCAAAAAAGTTCAATACGAATTTTAGGTTATCCTTAGCGGATAACATATCGTTTGATACTAAATCAGATTTTGTATTAGACCAAGAAAACCCCACGCCAATAGGTTGTTCGACAAACACAATATTTGCGAATTTAGTCCACGCCCAAGGGTTATATTTAACCTTACCTCCTTTGACGGGTCTGTATGGACCAAATTCTTCGAATAATCCCATTAACCCCGAGCAGCCGGGCCCGCCATTTGTCCAAAATAAAATAGGTGCGGTAGATGGGCTAGTTTCTGCCTCGACAAACATATAATACATATGCTTGCTGTCGGAGATGTCGACATATCCCCCGTATGTTTTTGACGGAAGCTTATGGCTAAATCCCGGTATTTTATGTATAAGATCCGGATTGTCCGCGACCATTATATATATATATATATAACTATTTAGCGCTTTCATTTTCGTCGTTTAAATGAATGGGCGAGTCCTCCTGCCGTTTATTTTGTTTGAAAGGTTTATCTACAACCTTTACGATGGGTCCCTCTTTTTTTTCAGACACACTATCAGCGACAAGTTCCGTAGTCGGAAACAGCTTATGTGATACATTTTGCATCTGGAAAACCCGTAGGATAAATCTAGGTAAAACCGCTAAAGTGTTCATATATGTTCGGTATTTAAGGGTTGATATAACCGCCTCTTTCTGAAATTCAATACTATACCACCAAAAAGAGGGGATGTATAATACTTGACCCTCCCTCAGAGTAACATCTAATGTATCGACATTTTTCATATCAAACATATATTCATCTTGAACATTCCAAGGGTTAATTGGAGAACTAAACTCAAACGTGTTATAATTTTTAGTTTCGCTTAAATACTCGCTACTTTTCGGCGGCGCAAGCTTAATTTTAACGGAGCCTTTCAAACAATAGTAAAAATTCCTATAATTAATATCATATCTCAATGGCGAATATGCTTTTTTCGAACCAAACATAATATCGTATGTTTTTGATGCAACCATACACGGTTTCAGGTAGTAATCATTAGAGTCTATTATATGATTAATACCTCCCGAAGAAATAAATTCCGTGTTATTCTCACTATAATATGTAGATTTGTCGTCTTTTTCAAAAAGCTCCTGTGTTTTATTTAAGCTTAGAGGGATGTAATTTTCAATATTTATTGAATTTCTTATATTTACGTTGTCGTGTTTTTTATCACGCATCGAGACGAGTATACTATCGCGAATAGGTTGGTTTTCGTAATTAAAAACAGCGGGCTGTCGCAAATCACATAATTCCTCGACCTTTTCTTTTGAGATATTTTCTAGATAATATACTTCTTTCGTATTGTTTTTCTTTAAATGGTAGATAACGTGAAGATATATTAACAACACAACACTAAATATTATAATAGAGTATAGATGCATATCACTAAAAAATGCATATAATAATATATAACGAATACTACTTATTTATCGATAATTAGTCCTCTATCCGCGGAGCTAGGTAAAACCCGACAAAACACGTCTTATCGTCTTCATCATCGTCGGAAGAGAGATTATAAACAAAAGACATCGGCATATTGTCACTAAAACCCATAGAAATATTCTTGTTTAGTTTGCTGAAATTACACATCATATTGATAATTGCTAGACTATAAGACTGTGTTAGCACAGAATCCTCGCCGATTGCATATTCGTTAACGTCATCCAGGTCAATTTTAGAACTCATTCCACCCTCAATTCCGCTCGTCTTGAATTGAATATCCGCGTCGGTGAATGTGAGTGTGAGTTGGTCGCTAAATATAAGAAGCTGAGTGATTAGTTTCGAAAAGACGATTGTCTCCATTTTAAGGTCGACGTGTGTCTCTTGGTCGGGGATAATCAGAAGCTCGGTGTCTAGGTCAATAAGAGCAATTTCGAAATGTTTATTAAACAGATTGGACGAATGAATCGTCCAGTTCTTTCTATCCCCGAACTTGATATGAAGCAAATCCGTGTTTCCCTCGTACGAGATCTCGATGATTTGATTGTCTTCAACTGCACTAATGACCTTATATAGAATGCCTGTTGCTAGACACACCTTGGGGTCATCTACACCATCGGAATAATAATATTCGTCAAACCAAGAAGCACTCAGCTTACATTCAAATAGACAAATCTGCGAGTTGTCCATCCCCTGAATATAAAGACCGGTGTTACTAAAGTAAATAACAATATTTTCAACAAGCTGCTTGAGATGCTGAAATATCGCCGAGAATTTGGTAGCCTTTACTGAATCTTTAAGAATCAACTTCATTACTTTATATAATATATACTGAATCATATCAATTTTTTTTGATATGATTATAGAATTTATTCTTATAAAATTTATGCCTCTTCGATTTTCATACTAACATTATTGTTATTTTTACCTTTTTTTGGATTGCGGAATCTCCCCGACGGTGTCGCTTGTTTTTTTTCAGGAACCTTAATTTCTTCTGCAACCTTAATTTCTTCTGCAACCTTAATTTCTTCTGCAACCTTACTATCGTCTGCAACCTTACTATCGTCTGCAACCTTACTTTCATCTGAAACCTTACTTTCGGTTGCAACCTTACTTTCGGTTGCAACCTTACTTTCATCTGAAACCTTACTTTCGTCCTCTTGTGCGTCATCTTCCACGTGGCCTTTATTTAACTTATCTTTCATAATAAGCGTATTTAGTAACTTCTCAACAGCAGACAATCTCTCGTGTAAACTATTCTCATTTGCACCTATTCTTTTTAGTGTTTCGTTAATTGTAGTAATCTGCTTAGTGTGTGAATTTGTATGACCTATGCTCACGCGCAAAATGCTGTCATGAATCTTTAATGCCTCAATCGGGTCGGACGTAGACGGCATACGGGCGGGTGCCACCCCTTGCTGCTGATTCTGCTGCTGATTCTGCTGCTGATTCTGCTGCTGATTCTGCTGCTGATTCTGCTGCTGCATGTTCTGCCGCATTTGCCGACTCTGTTGCATGTTCTGCTGCTGCATGCGTGGGTCGTTCCTCCGCTGTGAGATGTCGGCGCCACCTGAACGCCGTCTTTTTGCTGCTGATAATCCTGCTGCTCCACTCATTTTGAATTAAATAAATATTATAATTCGCGATTAT